AATTTCAAATGGTAAATATAGATTAGTTTCAACTGATGGAACTGATTGGTATGATATTTTTACACTCGCTGGTTTAGGTGAGGCATGGATTAAAAAAACATCTGACTATACTGCGTCAGCGGGCGATAATATTTTTGTAGATACATCGGGAGGGGCAGTTGCTATAACTTTACCAAGCTCTGCTGCGATTGGTGATCAAGTAAAATTCATAGATGCGGAAGGAACTTTTGCAACCCACAATTTAACTGTCAACAGAAACAGTCATAAGATTCAAGGGTCTGCAGCTAATTTAACAGTATCAACTAGTGGATCTGGATTTGCGTTGGTGTACAATGACAGTGACAATGGTTGGAGATTAAAGTATAACGATTAATTATGGCTAACTTACAAGATATAGTAAACAGAAGTGAAGTAGGCGCAATCAAGCCTTGGACAAAAGCAACAGCTCCAGACGGATATTTATTATGTGACGGCTCTGCTGTTTCAAGAAGCACATTTGCAGATTTGTTTGCAGTAGTAAGCACAACTTACGGATCTGGAGATGGGTCTACTACTTTTAACGTTCCAAACTTACAAGGTAAAATGCCTCAAGGTTTTGATGGCAACACTTATAATTTAGCAGGAACTGGAGGGGCTAATACTGTTACTGTAGCTGTCACTAATAACCAAGCTGCAACTAGCACAACCACACAATCAGTAACAATCACAGGATCTATTGATAATACGTCTTTAACTACGGCTCAATTAGCTTCACACTCACACGCTACTGCATTTCAGGTTGGAAACCCTGGTCCTCAAGGAGAGGTCCTTGTATTTGGTGCACAAAACCAAAGAGGTAATTTAACAACCACTAATACTGGATCTGGCACAGGTCATAATCATTCACATACTTTATCTGGGACTTTAACAGGTAATATAACAACTAATTTAACTGGAGCTGTAAATGCTTCAGGTACGAATTCATTTTCACCTTTCGTAGTAGTTAACTACATCATAAAGCATTAGGAGATATAAATGGCAACTCAAATTGTGATTTTAAATAAGGATTATATGAACATAGATAATTTCCATATCGGATGGGTGGATAAAGGTAAAAATTGGAATGATTCTTGGTTGCCAGATACGATCCATGCTGTAGTTTATAATAATTTACCTGGTTCAAATGAGATACAAAATAAAGACGCAACTACTCATATGATGACGGGTAATCAACCTTTAAATGCCACTTCAGATGCAGTTGGATCAACTACTGTCGCCGACTTATTGTCTTGGGGTGAAACAAGAAAAACTCAAATTAATTCAGCTGTTTTAGATTATCAAAATTATGTTGAAAACGCTAAAACCAAGTGGATTGACGATGGTAATTCAGCTGATGATTTTCATTCTGATAATTCATCAACTTCATCTTATATCGATTGGAGTAAAAGTTGGATTGATTTTGACGAAAATTATTCTTAAAGCTCTTCTTCTAAATCTTTAAAAGGTCCATTTTTATCGACATAATGCAAAAATAATTGATGATGCCAGCAATGGCTTGGCTGTAAAAAAATAGGTCTCCAATGTCCTATTTCGATTCCCTTGTAAATTACCCCATCACCTTGTTCTATAACTATCGGCGTGTTACCCATACATAAAGGCCATTTGTAATTTTTATCCTCGTAATAATATTTTAAAGTAATTGATGCACTTATTTCACATGCAGATCTATCTTTATGTGGTTTTAGCTCTGATCCTGATAAATATATTCTATTAAAAGAATAAATTGGTTTTAGCTCTAAATTAGTTTCTTTTTCTATAATTGGCTGCAAGAAATGAATAAGATGAGAAAATACTTCTGATTTTATTGAATGAAAAGATGAAGACTTTGGAACTTGTGGATCAAAATCATTTGTGCCTGTCATAGATTTTTTTAAACTAAATGAAGATAAATACTCTATCATTTGTTGTGACAGTATGTTTTTTACATATTTATAATCTTCTTTCATCAATGTATCCACGTTATTACAGCATGCCTGTTTCCATTTGTGACAGGAGTGACAGCATGAGGAAAGCAAAAATTACTAGGAAAGACAACAGCACTTCCTGCTTTAGGTGGTATTTTATATGTGTTACCAAAAAAAACAAATTCCCCGCCATCATAGTCATCATTTAAAATAAATGAGCACGTTAAAACTCTCGGAGTGAGGTCACCATGGTCGGTATGTTCTTTATACTCTCCGCCTTGTTGACCAATATATATTAAATGTTCATATCCAGTATCTTCAATTGTTAATCCAGTACTAAAATTTTTATGATCCTCACTATATTTTTTAATGACTTCACCAACAGCTGTAAATAAATTTTTATCAAATTTAAAATCTAATTTTTGTGTGTAACATTTTCTGTGTTCTGAGTTGCCAAATGTTACATTTGCTTTATTAAAATTAGTAGTAATTGAATTATTTATTATTTTTTTACATACATCTAAATCTAACGCATTTTCATAGCAATGAATATAATCTTGTAATTTTATCATTTGAATGTTTTTCTTTTCCAAAAAAATGTTTTGTATCTGTCTATCCATAAAGTATGAATTTTGTTTGCAGTCATGTTATGTAATTTTTCCCAATAAAAACCTGCCCACATTTTCCAATTCTGTCTTTTAAAAGGTATAACTTGTATCATTGGCTCTCCCTTTTTTATTAAAAAAGGTTCATCTCTTTTTTTTAAAATAAAAGGAAAATGTATTAAATTTATATAAGTATCAGTGTCAACCACCCCTGATATGATGTCGAATCTTTCCTCTAATCTATTCATTGGTTTTATAAATAAACAACTATGACCTGGTGGAGTTTTTATTAACCACTTATTATGAAATTTTCCTGCATTCTCACCAGTATGTTTTTTCCAATCTTTTGGTAATTGTGCTTCATTGTGATAACCAAATCCCATTTGCTCTCTATTAGCAGGAGTTACTGAAAAATCTGTTTCAGTAGGCTCCACTAAGTAATCTTGATCAAAAGGTATTATGTACCCTGCCGTTATTGCATCTAAGAAAGGCATGCAAGTTTTTAAAGTAGGTTTATGAAAATTATTATCAGAGAATCTTTTTAATTTTTTGTATTCGTCTGGTATAAAATGAGACGCAGGTTTTGGATTTGGCCATACATCTACCATTTCTTTATTTTGAGAACAGAAAATAATTTTATTACTGAACATCTGTATCTACAAAATTAAAAGACATTGATCTTCTTGTTGGATCTTTATCATTAGTCTTATATGGAAAAACAAAATGTTGATGAGATGCTTCAAAAATGTAGAAATCACCTACTACGGGCTCAAAATATTTTGTTGTATTATCGTGAAATGCAAAACCTACACTACCATCTTTAAATTTGTGTTTGTGAACTGTGTCATCTATAAATTTTGGAGTTTTTAAAAACATAACTGTAGACCAGCCTGTTTTATCATGATGGGTATGAGGTGGATTATATTCATGAGGCTGCATATCATTAATCCAAATAGATAAAATATTTAAATTTTTTTGCGGAGTGTCTATTAAATCAAAATTATTTAAACTCATAATATAGTCATGCATGCATTTTTTTATTGTTTCCATAATTGGTAGAGTTTTTATTAAATTAACAACATCTAATTCACTTTGTAACCGACCAGCTAATTTGTCACTTTTACTTAAAAGCGTCTTTTTATTATTATCATACTCAATATTTAATTCATTTATCTGATCTAAGGGAATTTTATATTTTTTAATAATTTTACCACTAACAAAAACTTTGCTCATAGATTCTTTTTGTGAATTTATAACACAAATATTGTGTCAAGAAAACAATTATAAAAATACTGTTGCGAAGACCAAAAATATGCTTACATTAGGTTCTCACCAAAATTAACAATCACAGGAGACAAAAATGGAAAATCAAGACATAAATAAAGCCATTGCCTACCTTGCGGATAAGGTGAGCAAATATCATTCAGAATTATTAGCAATTAAAAGAGATTTAGCAAGGCATGAAAAAAACTCTGAAAAGCATTGTTGCGATGATTGTTCGTGTAAAAAATCATAGAAAAATTGCTTGATTAATACGATCTTCTTTAAAAAACCTATCAGTTTCTATATTCATTCCGTGCAGCATATTTGCTGGAAAAATAAATAGATCATTAAAAGACGGTTTAAAAGTGAAAAAACAAGTAAAATTTTTTTTATTTATCCATGGCTGTTGATGTTCTGGCTTAGTAGGATTAAAATTTGTGTCTTCATATAGGTTTGTTCCATCGCAACCTGGATCATTTAAATATATAAGACATACATATTGTGCATTGTCTTTGTGCGGCCACCAATAATTTTCTTTGTAATTATTAAATTTTTCATCCAACATTTTAAAAACATTTGTGGTAACTAAACCTGAAGATTCTGATTCAATAGAAAAAAAATTTTTTAACTTTTTTTCTGTTTCTATAAGAGTATTATTATAAAAACTATGTCTTCTATCAAGAAACATCTTGCCGTTTAAACTATCAATTTCATTTTTTTTGTGAACCTCAGGCTCCATGTTTTTTAATAAATTTGATATTGCTTCAGGTTTTTTATAAAAGTTCTTCATGTGAAAAACTTGGTGATATTTTACAACTTGTTTAAATTGCAAATTATTTATTTCAAACACTACTCTTTAGGAGTCTGACCAAGCATATCTTTTAAAGATGGAGCAAAAACTTTAACATCTCGTCTAATTTTTTCAACAGTCGTTGAAGTGTTTGGATCGTCGATGTCTGCTTGCATAGCTTCTTCTGATTCGTATTCTTGACCTGTTTCAGTATTAGTGAGGGTGGTTTCTGTTTTGACATTATATTTTGGTATAATTCTACCATCTTCTAATTCAATTGTTCCTATTTTTTCTGCATTTTTAATAATCGGCATCTTCTGGTCTCCAGTTAATGTTAAAACTTAAAATAACTCTATCTTGGTTAGAATTATTTATTTGTACTTCATGTTGTAACCATGATGGAAAAAAAATCAATGAATTCTCTTTAGGCTCCCACGAAACGCTATGAGCAAGGTGTATAGAGGCTTCTTTCACTTTTGGGGGTGATAGCACCTCAGCTTGTGCTTTAGGCTCTAGAAACACTAAATTTCCACTATTTTGAGGTACTTTTAAATAATATACTCCTGATAAGTAATTATAAGGGTGTGTATGTACATTATTTCTTGAACCAGGAGGATTGATCATACCCCATATTCCAGTCATTTCAGGGCAATATTTATTTTGCACATCTAAATGATTAAAGCATTCTTTAGCTTTATAAAGTATATCTCCAATTATGTTTTTAAATTCAGGGTCGGTATATAATTCATCATTGCTATGCCAACCCCCAATGTTAGATCTAGGCATGCCTTTTTCATCTTTTAATTTTATTTCATAAAGTCTATCTATCAAATGACCGTGGCCCTTAATTTCAGTCACCATAACTGGCGTAATGAATAATGAGTGTAATTCCATTCTTTTTCCTTTTTTTAAAGTTGACCTTTTGTAACCTCCATCTCAGCTACAGTGATGTGAACTTGATTGGCAGCATTAGCTTGAACTTTTAATACGTCACCTGCCTGTAAAACAATAGTGCCGCCAACGACTCCATCATGTTGATTTAATAAATCTATTGTTGCACCCGCAGCTATATTTTTTTGATGAAATTGTTTAAACGTAGCAGAACTTCTTAGGGTTTGAACGTCAAGCAGTGTAGCACTACCAGAGTCACTGCAAACTAAAAAAGATTTTATGACAACTGTTGTAGGTGGCACTGGTGGGCTAGCTCCAGGATCTGCTGATGGAACAGTTATTAAAGTTGTTAGATCTGTCGTAGTGACATCTAACATCGGTCCTAAAAATGTATTAGCCAAGGAAAAAACTCTCCGATTCCGATTCTTCTTTTAAATCTTGTTGATAGTTAGTGTTTAAAAGTACTATTATTTGATCAAGTAATTTAACCATTTGATCAAACTGACCTGGATCATATTCTGGAGTTGCGTTAGGTAATCTAGTAATCGTAATTTTAGCCATTTTTATACCAAATAGACAAAGTATGTCTTATTCCTTTTACAACATTTAATACAGCATGTTTGTACATCTTACCATCAAAATAGTAAGTTCTACCCTCTATTGGAGATATTTTAACAGCCTGAACTAAAGCCTCTCCCCCAATAAAATTGTCATTTAAAAACGTTATTGACGCCCCTGTTGTAGTTTTTCTAGCATGATCAAAGTGAAAGGGCATAGATGCCTCTAAGGGATATGAAACTATTTGTGCCCACTCTACGTTTTTAAATTTTTCTTTGTCCACAGATTGATTGTGAATTTTAGTTATTAAAGGATGATCATGATTAATGTTTACAGTTAAACTTTCTGCCCATTTTTCATTTGGGTGAGTTGTGAAAGCTAGTAATTTTTTTATTTCTTCTTTTGATAATGTGTTATCTTTAATACAAATCATCTTCTCCCATCAGGTCTAATTTGTAATTTTTGTGATCCTAGTCTCCAAGGAGTATCATCAACTGTGTTTGTCTGATATTTAATTTTTACAGCCCTGCCTCTTCCTCTAACATTTATTTTTTCTGTGGTGCTTGTAATACTACCGCTTGTTGTAACATTTGAACTTGATTGAGGGTATTGCTCCAAAGTTAAAGTGGCAGTCATTGTGTTTGTTAAATTGTCAAAGTCTGGCACTAATTTACTTACAGACATTAATTGATCACCATCGGCAATTTCTACTGACCCTGTTTCTAAAAACGCTGATATTGCAGTGCCATCAGCTTGATTATTTCCTGTTTCATGTTCATAAATAAATGAAGCACCAGCAGTAAGGCCTAAAATAGTGCTAGCATTAGCAGTGGTGCTTGAGCTGTACTCGGTAGCGATTGGTGATTCATAAACGTACGCTCCAAGCCATGTAGTTCTAGCTAAACTAATTGTATACCACGTGCCCTCTAAGTAATTGTAAGCAACAGCTCTATCTATTTGTGTTGCGTTTGCTGAGGGGTAATACCAAATAATTTCGTTGTAAGCTGTGTTTAAACCAACTGCAATGTCATTTTTGTTTGTGTAACTTATGTTATCAAAAACAAAATCTTGAACTGAGCACGGCATTTTTTTTACTACTCCATCATATAAATAAAAAGCGTTGTCAGACATCCAATATGCAATCCCATTTACTTCTATTGCAGCATGCTGAGCTATCAGACCTGCATTAGCTCCTAGTTGTCTAAGTCCAAAGGTAAAAGGTGTGCCTACAAATTGCAAACCATGTAACGAAGTATCTGTCCATATAAGTATTTGACCAGCTGATTTGACAGCTCCAACTATTCTTGATCCGTCTGATATACGTAAAGATCCAGCTTCATTTGTAGCCACAGGCGTATAGTCAGTAGCGTCCTCTCTGTCTGAAAATCTTAATAAAAGATCATCTTGAGTAGCAGTGTTGCCTATGGTTGTTTCAGTTCCAAAAATAAGTAAGTGTCTAGTATCAGTAGATACTAAACTAAATCTTGATGCAGTGGGGGCATTTGATAAAGCAGTAGCTCTTGTAGCTAAACCTCCAGAAGTATCCCATATAAATGTGCCACCGTCTAATACAGTAGCTATTAAATCTTCTCCAAAATTATCTAATGACCAATTTCTAGCTGCCACAACTACGTTGGAAGAAGATCTAGGTGTATCCCATGTGCTAGCTCCCCAAGTTTCTGTTCCCCACCCGTATCCATAAGTAGAAGATGTTGGACCAGGGTTAATTTGATATTTTGCATCTGTAGAGCCTCCACCTGCAGCTGTAGTACCAGATGCATTTGTTCCTGCGTTTATTGTAAAAGTGTTAGCTGTAGGAACTGTAAGCACCTCAAACTCATTGTTAAAATCTATACCATCAACCACATTTGTTGCCGACCCATTATCAAAAGTAACAAATGCACCAACTTCAGCTTGATGTGCATTATCGGTGACAGTAACTGTAGCTGAACCGCTTGACGTAGCAAATGGATTAGTGAGGCTTGAGGTTTTTCTCAATGGAGTTATGTCATATACTTTACCCTCTGAAAAAATATAAAGTTTTCTATCTGTGCCAAGACCTAAATATCTTGTGCCGTCTAGTCCTATCCAAGAATGTGTATCTCTTACTGCACCAACCACCGTGACGTTTGGGTTAGGCAAATTTTGCCATCCTCCCCATCTTTCAGGTTTACCATAATGAAACCTTACAAAGTCAGAATCTATGTATTTACGTTGATCACCTGCAGAATACGCCGAGTCTTGTTTATCAATTCCTGGTTTAAATTTTAGATCTACTAATTGCATGATTTTATAATAAATTACTTATTGTTTTGTGGCAAGAATTGAGTTCCTACATTACCTTTAAAAGCATAATTACCATAATGAGTCATGCCAGACACAATATCTGCATATATTTTGCCTCCTATATTTTGCCATAATCTACAAAAAGCATAGTCTTCAGACAAATATCTTCTAGTTTTTGGTTCTATCATTGTGTCAAAAAAAGTGTAATTCCAATCAGATGTTTTGTGAAAATTAAAATCTTTTTCGTGTGGTTGATTTATATGTTGGTCAGGCACAAATTTTAAATCAGGGTAATTTTTTGCCATTTTTTCAAACACAGATCTTTTAATTAACATAAAACCAGTTGCTCCATCCATGACTTCCACAAAGCCATTTTTCATTTCAATATGATTGGGATTTTTAAAATTAAGATTGTATTCTAATGATGTTGCTAAAAGTTCATTCTCTTTCATATTAGGATTATTTTTTATCTTCTTTATTACTTTAGTCCAATTAATAGTTTTTCTAGGATATATACCACACGTAACCTCTTCATCTAGCTCTAACATTCTAAATACAGATTCAGGATTAAAAGCTATATCTGCATCAATAAATAACAAATGTGTATAATCACCATCCATAAACAATTGAACTAAAGTATTGCGTGCTCTCGTAATTAATGACTCATTACCAATAGTTCCAAATTGTAGTTCTGTTTTTTTAGTGGCAGCAAGAGCTGTTAATCGTAAACAACTTTTAAAATAATCTGCTGTAATCATACCACCATAACAAGGTGTCCCTATAAAAATTTTTGCAGTCATAATATTTTTAAATTGAAACTCATACTAATTCTTGGACCTTCGGAAAAATTTTTTAACACTGCGTGCACACATTCAGAGTCAAACAAAATTAATTTATCTTTTTTTGCGGTAATGCTTGTTTTGTATTTGTTTGTTAAATATGCGTTTATCTTACAGTTTTCACTATAATTAAAATTATCAAGCACTAAATCTCCACAATTTTCTTTAGCTTTTAAATAGTACACTCCTGATAAATCACCTGCGTGTTTGTGAGCCCAATTTATGTCATTTTTATAATTTATATTTGCCCACAAACCAATCATTTCAATTTTGTTAAAATTAAAATTACTCATGTTTTTACAAAACTCGTATGATTTTTTTGTAATGGCCTCTGTTAAATTTTGGAAGACGCCACCTTGAGGTATATTTGATGAATGCCATCCAAATGAATTATTAGAAAAAGTTTCGCCTTCAATATCACCTCTTCTTAAAAGCTCTATGGATGCAACTAGTTTATTAATATAATTATCTTCTAAATTTAAAAAACAATCTCCATAAATATTTTGTGGAAAAATTTCTTTTACCTTCATAAATTTTCTTTGTAAAAAATATTAAGAGTGTATCTTTTAGAATTATCTCCAAATGATTGTAGATCTGAATGCGGTATTTTACTGCCATTAAAAAATAAAGCTCTGTTTTCAAGAAACCCTATATGCGATGATAAAGATTTGCCAGACATAAATCCTGTACCGTTATTTAAAAGAGATTCACCCTTTACAAAAAGTAAAAAATTTGCAACATTACCTTTTTCTACATCTACATGAAATAGCGGTTCTTTATTGTTTTGCCTTACATGAGCGCTTACTGATATTGGCTCTAAATTTCTATGAGGAAAGAAATATTCTTTAATAAGTTTTAACAAAGGGTCGTTATGAAAACTATGAGGAAATGTATGTCTTTGGCCATAAACTTGACCCTCTGGGTTTTTTACCACTGTATAATTAATTTTTGTAAATGTCTCCTGTAGTGATTCTAATGTTTCTTGAGTAAGAAAATTATCTACATACATTACAAACTCTGTGTTTTTATTATGCTGCATGATTTACCTTAAAATTAAAAGCTAACGTATATCTCTCTTTGTTAGATTCTAAAACTCTATGAAAAGTTTCTGAATCAAAAATTAAAAGATCAGATTTTTTTGGCGTTATTTGTTTTCTAATGTCTTCAGGAAAAACTGCAAACTCTATTGAGGAATTATCATCTGTAAGATATAGCACTCCAGAACCAAAAGAATCTGAATGTTTGTGAAATTCTTGATAACCTTTTTTACCTAATATGTTAATCCAAGACTCATGAATCATAAAAGGTATTTCTTTATTTAAATTTTGAATTAATAAATTTTTAATAGACTTTTCAATATTTTCTTTAACATATTTAAACTCCTGTACATCGTACAATATATTTGTAGAAATATTTACAGACGTCAAAGTATTACAATTCCAAGTTTTAGATTTAAATTTTGACACATTATTTTTTGTATAATCTAAAATTGTATCGACAATATGTAAATTAATTTTACTTTTAAAAACGCTAATTTTTTTTATTAAAATTTCTTCTATGTTATCTTGTTGCATACTCAACTTTTAAATATTCTATTTTTCTTACCCAACCTCTAGGTATTGCGATTGCGCCACCTCCGTGGTTGTCATCTTTATCTATGCACCAAGATCTCATAATTACAATCTTGTCATCATTGTTTACGATCATATATCCCACCTCTTGACACACAGCTAATGGAGCATTAACAATATCTTTTATTGGCAACCATCCAGTCTCGCAGTCTCTAGCATCCAGCCATGTTATTCTAACCATGGGTACTTTATTTATATTAATGTTTTCCATGCTATCGTATGTCTCATTTGATCTGACATATTTTGTTCAGCTTTATGTTCTTGTTTTGCATCAAAAATAACTAATCTATTAGTTTTGTATTCAATCTTTGGACCATTTTTAAAAATTAAAGATCCTGTTTTTTCAAATTCATCAGGGAAGAATAAATAAGTTACATCTCCTCCGTCAGAATGAAAAATTCCACTTACTTTTGGCGGATAACAATTTACATAATTTCTTACTTTTGTGTGTTTTGTTTTAAATTTTTCTTGGAAAATATTAAACAAATAATTATGTGATAGAAGATTATCTGTAGGGCAAAAGTAAAAAAAATTTTTATCTTCATCATTAGATTTATGTATGTGCCAAGACATTGTTATTAATTCTAATTGCACGTATTTTAATAAACTTTTTTCTAAAACGTTATCATATATTTGTGGTTTCATTTTATCTCTTGTTTTTATAAATTGGTTGGTAGTTCATAGCTAAAGTTATTCTAAGGTTGTTGGTTAAGTTTGGGCTAACCGAGTGCATCATTCTTCCATCAAAAAACAACACAGTGCCATCAGTAGCATTGATACTTTTAATGTTTGAAAAATTGGTTTGTTGATCTGTTTTTTTAATAAAAACAGTGCTCCTATCTGAGTGTGCTAAAAACTTAGCATTAGATTTTTCTACATCAACAAATAGGACACAAGAAAGTTGATGACCGTGATCATGGGGTAAAGCACTTTCTCCTTTGCCATACCAATTTATCCATGAATTTGTAAGCTCTAATTCTGGTATATCATATCCTTCGTCCGCTATATATTCGAGTAAATAGTCTTGAACTATTTTACAAATATTATTTACAACGGGATACCTATCATGTGAATTCCACGCAGTTCTTTGTGCTTTGATGTTACACTCCTTGTCAGGGCTCGTTTTAATTTGATGAACATCATTACTCTCAACAAGTATTATTTGCATAATTTGTTCTTTAAAATGTTCAAAGTTTGGTAGAGTAAAGTAACAAATTTCTTGTGTAAAAACTGGTATTTTATTTATTAGTGTCATTTGAAAGTGGCAGTAGCTTCTTTAGGCACCAGCCTTAAATTAAAAGATACCGATCTTCTTTCTTCGTTTGGAGTTCTAAATGGGTACACCATGTGCGTTAACCAAGATGGAAACATAAATATGTCGCCAACTTCTGGCGGATGCTGTAGCTTGTGACCGCTGAATGTTTTTGGATCACCACACATAAAAAGAATATCTCCCACACTAGGATAATGGTCCTCGGCTGCTCTCTCTTTTTCTATGCTAGCAGGCATTCTTGTATAAAAAACCCCGGACAAATCGCCGTCATGCATATGTGCAGGATTAAAGTCTCCCGCCCACTGACTCACAGCCCACATAGATTCAATAACCATTTTGTCTATTTTTTCAGGTGCGAGTGTTTCACTTGCAGGAGGTATAGATAAATATTGTTTTACCATCTCTCCAAGTAAAAAAACAAAATTTTGCCCCTCTTTATCTAACCATTCTGGAGGTATTCTTACTTCTTGTTTTACGTTACCTGCTAAATTTTGTGACCAGTCCCATTGCTTAGCTAGTTTAGGATCTTTCATAAGTTCATCGGATTTATCATTAATTAAATTTATTAATTCATCTGGCACTTTGCCTTTTATAACAGTAGGACCAAATGGTCTTATAGCGTCAAATTTGAGTTTTATTTCTTTTTCCATTTTAACTCCTAAATATATATTGTCATATAGCAATAATTTGCCTATAATTATAGAATTAATTGGCTTATATCACAAGCCCTGCCAGCTTGCTAAAACAATCACATAAATTGCTATTAGGAGATTATGCTAAAAGGGTTTTTTAAAAAAATAAAAGAAGTAGCAGGGGATTTATCTCCATTCGCTGGTTTAGCAGCGTCTGCTTTTGGATTAGGTCCGCTTTACTCTACTTTGATAGGAGCTGGTGTACCTTTGCTTGCAGGTAGAGGTGGTCAACAAGCACTTGCAGGTGGTATTGGTGGTTATTTTGGAGGCAAAACATTTGGCTCAAGATTTGGCGGTCAGGTTCCGTATGTAAGCCCATTAGATATTTTAAAAAATAAAGGCATATCTGGTGTTGGAGGTTTAGATGCAGCTTCAAAAGTTACACCTGCTAGAGATTTAGTATTTGATAGGTTTAAAGACTCATTAGTTTTTGATAAATTTGGAAAAGATAATCCGCTTAGATATGCTCCCTCAGCAATTTTAGGCTCAGGTGTTTTAGCTGGTTTAGGAGCTTTCGAAGATCCTACTTTAACAGACATGACTCGTGATGAATTTCAATATGATGCAGCTAATAATCCTTTTTTAATAAAAGATAGATTTTTGAAAAAAGCACAAGACGCTGATATTATAGGTAATGAACCAGGAGATGTTTATGATTTTCTAAAAAAATTTGGTTTAATACCAAATCGTGATGGGAATAGAATGACCTTTGAAGATGGCGAGGGCACAGTTATGGGTATAACACCACAAAAATTAACTAGAATGCCTACAACAGAAGAAATTATTGAATCATCAAACAGAATAGCTCAAATGGAAGGGCAACAAGAATACGAAGCATATCTAAAAAGATTAATATTAGAGAGTTTAAAAAAAGGTAAACCAGAAAGAGATACAGTTATTCCAGGTAAAGGCGGTAAAGGTAATTTTGCTACCGGTGGTGGGATTGGAGACTTAATAGAACCTGGTATGATGGGTGGACAAAT